CAAGGGTGAGCACCAGCGTGAAGGCGCTGATTTCGTCAACACCATTGAATGCCTGGACGGTGGACAGGATGCGCTGAACAGCTTCACCAGCGTGACAGTACGCGGTAAAGATCAGGCCATACGTGCCGCTCTGGGAGACATGCCAAACACGGCTGAAGGTGCGATCACACCGCATACGCAGCTTGTCAGGCCGAAGGTGTTGGTGGGCAACAGTGCCCGTCTGATCACCGATATGCTGGACGACAACGAAGCCATGTTTATTGATGATGAACAGCTCTTCGTGTTGCGCAATGATGAAGTTCGCACTGACCTGGCACCACTGGTGACCGCACGCACCGGCTTGATGAACAAGCCTCAGGCCAGCAAGGGTGAAGTGACATTCCAGACCATCATGAACCCCACGCTGAAGGTAGCGGGCTTGTGTGAGTTGGCAAGCATCACGGCACCAAGTTTGAACGGTGTCTATCGCATCAAGCAGATCAACTATTCAGGCGACTATACGGGCAGCGACTGGACACAGACCGTCACTGCTGAGCGTGCTGCAAACTACAAGGTGGTGGGGCAATGAGTGAAGAACTCTATCAGGTACTGGATGACAAACTGTTTGAAGCCCTGGTGAACCTTCACACTATGACGGTCGCACGGGTGACGGCAGTGCATGCCACCACGATCAATTGCCGACCTGTCATCAACCGTATGCTGGAGGGGCAGTCTGTGCAACTGCCTGACTTCATTGAAGTGCCCCCGGTATTCCTTCAAGGCGGTGGGAGTTACACGGCTCACCCCATCGCCGTTGGTGATTACTGTTTGCTGCTGTTCACCGAACGATGCTTTGACCGCTGGTACGCGGGAAGTGACTTCCAGCCACCACTTGAAATGCGGATGCATGACTACTCTGACGGGTTCGCGGTCGTCGGGGTGAACACCGCTTCAGGAGCCTTCGTGATACCGGACGTGATCACGCATATCGGAGACACGTACCAGCAAGGCGACTACGTGCATGATGGTAATCGGGAGCAAACTGGCAACTACACCCTAACGGGTGATCAGGTCATCAACGGCAACCTGACCATCAACGGCAACCTGACAGTGAACGGTGATATCGGTTGCAGCGGTACTCTGACGGTCCCGGCTGCTACTATTGGTGGGATCAACTTCGGCACACACGTGCATCCTGAGAATGACAGCGGTGGCCCGACAGGAGGTCCGCAATGAAGGTATCGGGCTTGAGTAAAACAGGAGACTGGCGGTTTGGTCGTGGTCGTGCTGTCTATGTGCAGGACAGTGACGCCATTCGTCAAAACGTCATGACCCGTATTCGCTCTTTTGCGGGTGACTGGTTTCTTGATGTGACAGCGGGCATTGACTGGATTCAGTTGCTTGGCAGGCCGAACAGTCGCAACCGCATCTTGCGAGAAGTGGAGCGTATTACCCTGGCGACCGATGGGGTAGTGAGGATCACGGAATTGGGCATTGACCACAATCGCGCCAATCGACGTGCTACTATCATCCTCAGTTATGAGGATATTTTCGGCGTCCAACAGGCAGTTAATGAGGCGGTCGAGGCATGAAACCAGAATTCACAAACAGCGGTGTCCAGATTCAGACCTTCGAAGAAATCTTTGAAGATCTGTCACAGGGATACCGTGATATCTATGGGCAGGATATCAACCTGTCTCAAGAGTCACCGGATGGGCAGCGTGTCGGCATTGAAGCACGCGCACGTCTGGACCTGCAATCCTTCGCGCTGGCGCTGGCGCATAGCTTCGATCCTGACTTTGCCGATGGGCAAGGCTTGAACAAGATCAGCAAGCTGGCAGGCATCTTCCCGCGACCGGGTACACGTAGTCAGTGGGACTTGGTGGTCACGACAGACCGTCCGCTGATGCTGAACTCAGGTTACACCATCGAAGACGAGTTAGGTCAAGAATGGGTCGTGCCTGAAGAAGTGGAACTGATCACCGGTCACAACACCGTGACATTCCGCGCTGCTGAGTTCGGTGAAGTGACCGGGACCACGGGTGCCGAGTTTGAGGAAGTCACTTTCGTGCGGGGCGTCACGGGCTTGCGTGCTGACGTTGATGCGGTGCCTGGACGTGAGGAAGAGACGGTTGAAGAGTTTCGCAGGCGTCGTGCCCGCAGCCTTGAGAACCCGGCTTACTCCACTGTAGGGGCGCTGTTCGCCAAGTTGGCGAATCTCCCCCGTGTCACTGACCTGGCGGTCTATGAGAACGACCAACCCACTGACGATCCTGTCACGGGCATTGAAGCCAACACCGTCTGGGCCATCGTGGAGAATGGCACGGTGGACAACATTGTAGAGACGCTGGTGAAGCAGCGTACCAGCGGTGCACGCACCAAGGGTAATGTTGAAGGCACCTTCACTGAAACCCTGATTCGTCCTAACGGTGCTGAGTTCTTCATGGTTCACGTGATGCGGTTCGACCGTCCAACCTATGTGGATATCAGCGTGAGGCTGACAGTGACACGCAAGGACACTGATGAACCGGTAGACCTGGAGCTGATTAAGCAGCAGCTTGCCAGTCGTGAACTGGTCATTGGTGAGTCGCTGCAAGCCGGTAAACTGTATGAAAACACTTACGGTGTCGGCAATGATTATATCGTCACCGATATTGAAATCAGCGATGACGGTGGCATGACCTGGACGGACGGAAAGCTGGAACCGGCACTGGACGAAAAGTACCAGATCGAAACAGCCAACATCGATATTACTGAGGTCATCCCATGAGCTTGACCGATGAATACACCCTGATGCTGATCAAGCAGTATTGGGAGAAGCCCAGGGCAAAGGCTGAAATCGAGCTTCAAGCATCCACATGGGAGCGCATTGCCGACCTGCTGCGTGCCTTTGAAACCGAATACGACCTTGACTTTGCACGCGGTGTGCAACTGGACGTATTGGGCAAGATCGTTGGTGTACCGCGTGTTGTCCCAGCAGTGCTGGAGAGAATCACATTCGGCTTTGACGCCGACCCCAATAGTCGGGGTTTTGCTGACAGGTTTGACGCATTGCGTGAAGGTGCGCCGTTCTCCAGGCGCTTTGAACCTGCTTACACCAGTCAGCAGCTTGATGACAACCAGTACCGGCGATTGATCCGCGCCAAGGTGGCATTGAACGTGTGCAGCGCCTACATCGCGTCTGATGATCGAATCAGCATCCAAGACGTGATCAATCAGGCGTTTGGCGGACGGGCATATGTGGTCGATAATCAGAACATGAGCCTGACGCTCTACATCAGTCCGTCTGTCTCACTGGATGAACTGCGTCTGATTCGTCGGTTGGGTCTGCTGCCCAAGCCTCAAGGGGTGCGGTACAGCTTTGTGGTGTTGGCAGAACCCGGTGTAACATTCGGTTTCGACAGTAACCCGAACAGTCTCGGGTTCGCTGATAGATTCGATCCAACCCGAGAGGGTGGTATTTTCGCGAGGGCATTGATCAATGGCTAAAATCAACCGTTACGGCGGCAACCTGGAAGCGTTCGCTTCTGAGGCAATCGGGCAAGAACGCACTGTGTTTGGCACTGAGACGTTTGACGACTCACTGACAGCACAGATCAACGCGCTGTTTCGGCGTGGCTGGGGCATCGTAGCCCCGGCTGATGCGCCCAAGCTGCAAGACTTCAACGCGCTGGGGTACACCACTACCCAGGTGCTGGCATATCTGCACCAGATGGGCATTGCCGAATGGAATGCTGCGCAGGAATATTACGAGGGCTCTGTGGTCACTACGCTGGCCGGAATCTACCGGTTGAAGTCTGGCGGTGTCGGAAGTTCTGACCCCGATACTGACGGCGGGGTCAACTGGGAGCTGATACCAACGCAGGCGAAAGTGGACGCCAAAGCCGACCAAGCCACAACCTACACCGAGACGGAGGTTAACAACCTACTTAACGTTATCGAAAACACCGCAATGGACCACGGCGTTTGGGAAGAAGGTAACGACCTACGTGACACAGTTTACGTAACTGGAAACCCGTCTGATGTGGTTGGTACAGGGACGAGGTTCGGGCTATGTGATATGGCCGCTCTTGGGATACCTGGAGGATCGGTAATCGACTACGGGGTTCTTGCAGTGCATGGCCAATACAGCGACACAAGCGGATTGCCTGGCTCAGCCATGCGGGTTTTCATCGGCGCGGATAATATGTATTTCCAGCCGGGGGAGACCGACACGACGTGGGGCAGTTGGCGCGAAATCCCCAACATGTCGCAAGTAGATGCCAAGGCCGCTAT